TGAGGGCGATAATACCATGCTTGTTTGGCTAGGAAAAAACAGGCTAGGACAGGGAGAAAATTACAATATTAATGCCAATGTAAATATTAAAACGATAGATTATTCCATTCTTATGGTGTATTGATTCCTCTTTTTTTAAAGGCCTTTTCAATAATTCAGTCATTATGACTGTATGCTCATAAATTCTTCCTTGCTTATTTTTCGCATTTGGATGACCAGGCCTGTGTAGGGTTCTATACCCAGTTGATTTTTCTATGTGACCTAGATCACCACCTCTTTTGCTCTTTCCCTCAACAAGCTTTCCCTTTATTTTTCTCTTATATTCCCTTGATTTTCTATTGTGATCTTCTAGGTTCTCATTTCTTTTTCTTCTATCATAACAGGAGCGACATTCATCTTTTGAAGACCCTTTGGACTGCATTTCATTTTGACATGTTTTGCAGTTTCTTTTTCGTGATCTATATTCATTCCAGCAATTTTTGCAAAAACCTGTTTTATTTTTTATAGTTTTCTTTTTGCATTCTTTGCAGTGATATTTTCCTTTTAAAAAACATTCTCTGCATTTTTTTGCATTAGATTTTTTCAGATCATTTCCACAGTCACATACATTCATATAGTGGATTATACAGTTTATTAGATTAAATTTCTAGTCTTTTCCCCAGAATTTTTGCAAGGCTGAATAATCACTATCTAATGGTGAATTTGTATCTAATCCTAGTGTTTTTAATCCAACACAGGCGTACCTGAAACTATCTGACCCATGCGACCAGCAATCATGAACCGGAATGTCATAATACGTCTTTAATACTTCATTGTATTTCTTTCGATAGAAGTCTAAACATTTGATTCCGTGAGCACATTTTTCTGAATGAAATGAACATAAAGGAAGAAGTGATCGAACAGCTTGAATACCTTCTTCAATCATGTGATTCTTAAGCACAGAAAATTTGTAACCGAATTCAGCTGCTGCCATTACTCTGTCAATCCCCGAAATCAATTCCCTATGTCTTGCATCATGCGGTACGAAATGTGTTCCCCATTGAATATCATGTCTTCTCTGGAACTCATTAAGATATTTAAGATAATGCTCTAATGGCTCACCATGATTTTCGTAATATTCGATAAAATTATATGTTCCATTCCGTAAAGCTTGGAAAATCCATATTGAAGTACTATCGCCTATTCCCAAATCAAAAGAGGTATGGCAAGGTAGATCAGGAATAATCGGCAGATTGCATATCCGTCCATCATCTCTAGCTTTCTGAATTTGTTTACCATAATATGATCCTTCTGCTCCTCTTTCGAAGCTGCAATAATATTCCTGTTGAATGAAGTCTTCTGGAACACCTTCTCGTCTTAACTGCTCAATGTCCTCTTTTTCAAGTGTGCCTGCGTCTTCAACAGTGACTAAGCTAGAAAAGTAGTTCTTGTTATCCGATTTCGCATAGTTGTAAAGATCATAAAAATGGTTTCTCCCATTTGGCGTGCTAATGAAGATCGCAGTGCCCTTATTCTGTTTCACACGAGGCTCTAAAGTACGCCAGCTTTCTGGGTCCATGAACGCATATTCTGAAAGGATAACAAAGCTTGGGTTCATACCACGTGCACGCATTGCGTTCTTTCCATCCAATCCCATAACGCAATAGATCGATCCGTTGATAAAGGTTACCATCATCTCGCTGCTGTTTTTATTCTTGATGATTTCTTTTGGTATGTGATCAAGGTATGCCATTGATTCACCGTCATGCGTTTCATGTACACTCTTCCAAATGGCTCTTTTTGCCTGGCTGTAGTTAGGGAAGCAATGGAGATAAACACCTGGCTTTTCCATTGCTTTTTTGATTAGATAATTCATTGCGAAAAGGTCTTTTCCAAGACCTCTCGCCCAGCAGATTACGGCTCTATTGATCCCCTGATCTAGAGCTTTCATCGCCTTGAGTTGATAATTCCGGGGTTTGAACTTGTGAGGTATCGTCAGTTCTATCGTCTGTCTCTGCATTGGAATAATCTATCGTTTTAATATTTACATTGGCATTAATATTGTAATTTTCTCCCTGTCCTAGCCTGTTTTTTCCTAGCCAAACAAGCATGGTATTATCGCCCTCAGTCGTTTTGCCTAAGGCTTTTGCGAACTGTTGGGCTCGTAATAGGGCTTCACCTTTAGCATATCTTTGTTGGGAATATTCCGAAAACATTACACCATGATCTTTCTCACAGCGATCGTAGATTGTATGAGGGTTTAATCCAAAATTACCCGCTATTTCTCGTCCGGAACAGCCAGCTATTAACAATGCATCAACTTTGTTCCAATCTATATCCGCTTTGGGTCTTCCACCATTTTCTGCCAATTGATTTCCTCGCCGTTTTTCTTTATCTTAAAGGGTTTTTGGTTTTTCTGCATGTATTTTACCCATCTGTTTACGAAATTGCAGATTCGAAAGTCAAATCTTCTAAATATTTTCCTGGCTTGTTGCCAGGATACTCTATCTTTCGTGTCCTGAAAATCATTGTTTGCCTAACTTTTTGTATTGGCAAATAGCCAATAATTTTCATGTCTGTACATACAAAAGCCATGATGTCTATATCTTCATCCCTATAAGAATGTCGGCCACCTTTTCCGCATCGCCTACAATTAAAGAGATATGCATCTGTTCGTTTTTCTCTCTGTGGTACTGCTTTGTAAGTGCGAGTAGTCTTAACTTGTATTCTTATCAATTTTCCCTGGCGATCGACAACAACATCATAATGCAAACCTTGTTCCGAAGGGAATGCAATATATCCTTTTAAAATCAGATCGGCGCATACTAGATATTCACCTGCTTTCCCAAGTTGTAGATCGTTAATTTCCATTTCATGATGGTAACACTCTGTACATATATTTACAAGATTTCACCACAATGTGGGCATATCTTTTTCTTCTTTTCTTTTTCTTCCTTTTCGTCGTCGATGTCTGGAAGATCAATATGCAGCTCTTCGAGTGTGAAACCCCACTCGAGAAGATCATGAGCTTCGAACTCATTTGCTAGACAATCATAGTCCCAAGTTCCAGCGGCTTTATTGTCCTTGATAATCCGCTGCTTTACTATCTCTTCGGGCAAGTTCTCATCTACGATACACGGGATTGTTTTCCATCCTAATTTACGTGCCGCTGAGACGCGTTGATTACCTGCGTATACCTCATATACCCCTTCGACGAGATTTACGAGCACGGGCCGTTTCTGTAAGAATTCGGGATCATCTTGGATTGACTTGATAAGTTTTCCCATTTGCTCTTGTGTGATGCGGCGTGGGTTGTGTTTAAGGAGACGGAGTTTGTCTAGTGGGATTTCTTGGATCATACGCTATAGTGATTTTACATGGTTATAGGGGAATTCTGCTATAACTGCAAGAATAACTATGGTAAGTCAGGAAGCTTCATCCAATGTGTGACACGTGGAAAGCCATCTATTTGTGTTTTAATAATATTTACTTCGTCATGCCATAAGACAATAAAATCATCGTCGAAGCCTTTTGGACAACATGGGTCTCCCGTACACATTCCAGAATCATATTCCCAATATCCAAATCCGATATTTTCACTATCGGACAGCAACACATCGGTTAGTTCTTCCGGCATTTTGTCTTTAACTGAAATCCACATATTTAACCTATATGTCTAAGCATGATAGGCATTATTATCTTTGAAGTATAATAAAAGAAAAAGTTTGACGATCTTTTTTCTTGTGTGATACACCTTTGTGTGTTATAGTTGTTGCATGAACGAAAGCAAAGGAGGCTAACATGGATACATTTCAAGCTTTTGAAATACTTTTAGGGGTCTGTTACTCGGAAAATATCCAAAAGTGTTGGACTAAAAGAGAAGTTAAAGATTTCGTAAATGTCTGCGATTTCTTGATGGACGAATATCATATTGATCCGGAATTTTTTTCGGAAGAGGTGCAGGAAATGATCAAAGAGAAACGAAAAGGGAATTAGGGGGTTTCATGGAAAACGAATTGTTAAGACATTATT